AACACCGGAAGATTTAAAACTAGCATGTTTTGATTTAACTAAGTATTATTTAAAAGATGAAAGAAAACAAAACTTAACTATTTCAGGTGCACAGATACAAAATCCTGTATCAACAAGTTTAAGAGAAAACATAGGTTTTCCTGACCATATTAAGCGTATATTGGATTTTTATAAAATTCATAAGTAATGGCAGATAAATTTAAGTTCAAGTATTTATCTAGAGATAAAAATACTGGAATAAGTTATGAAAAGTTAGTCCAAGAACAAGCAAAAAATATAGGAAAAACTGCAACAGATTTAGGAAAACAACTTAGAAATGTTCAGCTAGGTAGATTAGAAGGAAGTGAAGGATTTTTTAGAGAGTTAAACGATTCTCTTGCTGCAACAGGGTTAAGTAATGACCCTGAAGTAATGAAAGCATATAAAAGATTAACAGGCGAAGCAACTCAAAAACAACTAAGTTCTGCACTAGCTCAATTAGCAGGACATTTAAAAAGAGCAGGGTCTGCACTGCCTACACAGTGGAATATAGGACATAAAACAATGGAGCCTATTAATGTTTCTATCTCTTTGACTATAATGGCAATACAAAGCGGACTATTAGAACTAGAAGCAAAAGGAGAAGCAAATACAGCTTTCTACAGAAAACAACAAATAACAGCTGAAAGACTAAGAAAATTAAGAGCTGTAGGACATGTTATCTCTCAAGCAGAAAAGAAAAATGATTTAGAAAATAAACAAATAGTTGCTAAATTAAAAGATATGAAAAAAGATGGACATATAGATATAAGCCATCTAAAACAGTTAGACTTAAAATTAAATGATGGAACTCTTGCAAGATATCAAATTGAAACAGAAGATTTAAACAAAGATATTAAAGGAGTCAAACAAAAAACACTGGGAGCAATGAGAAAAGCTTTAGTATCTGGAACTGCTCAAGGAATGAGTTCTGACTTAGCAAAAGCATTAGGCGAAGCAGATATTACTAGCATTACAGGTTCTAAAAGCATTGGGAAAGAGTTAGGAGAACAATTAGTAGAAGCTGCAGTAGGTAAAAAGAAAAGAACTTATAAAAAAACAACTAAAGGAAAAACAAGAGTAAAAACATCTGTTGATACTCAAAAAATAACTACTAAAGCAAGAAAAGTTGGAACAGGAGCAGCTGTAATTGCAAAACAATTAGAAGCTCAAAATAAAATACTAACAACTGCTTCTATAGGTAAGTCAACTGATGACGAGGCACTTTCTCTTAATAAAATTAAATTTAATATTAACAGAAGTTTAGGTGCAGAGGTTAGAAGAAATATGGGAAGACCTGCACTAATAAATAGAACAGGACAATTTTCAAATAGTGCTAGACTTTTAAGTTTAAGAGATACAGGAAAAACATTAACAGGTGAATATACTTATACTTTAACAGGTGGAGGACAAAGTAAAAATAAAAGAGGAGTTTACTCAACTTTTGAAAATTTAGGTAGTAAACAATGGCCTTCAGGATATAATCCAAAACCTTTAATAGCTAAAAGCATAAGAAACTTAGCTTTAAAGTATACCGAGAAAAAATTTACACTTAGGAGAGTATAATGGCATACAGAACACAAAGAAAGAAAATAGCCGAAGCTCTTGTTAACAAATTTAAAGAAATTGATGGGAATCATCCTTTTAATTCAAACGTCTTTCAAAATGCTGATTCACATTTAGTATTTTTAGATGAAATACAACAATACCCAAAAGTATGTGTTGTAGCAGGCGACGAAATACGACAGTATCAGCCTGGAGGGTTTAAATGGAGATTTTTAACAGTAACAATTAGGGCATATGTAGAAGATGCAAATGACCCTCAAGAAGTTTTGTCACTATTACTCGAAGATCTCGAAAGAGTAATTGACGATAATGACATACTAGTGTATGACGATACAGTATCGCCAAACCTACAAACAACATCTATAACTATTCAATCAATAGGCACAGATGAAGGAGTAATTTCTCCTTTAGGTATAGGCGAAATAGTAGTTGAAATACGATATTAGGAAACAGGTAAAGCAGAAAATTCTAGCTAAACCCTTTCCAAAGTAAATATAGGAGATAAGCAAAATGGCTTTAAATCTATCAAGAAATACCTCGGTATTTGTCTCAACAGGTAATGGAGTACACGCAAGTGGTGGCTCTGTTGTGAGTTTGGATAATTTTGGCTCAGGTGGAAGTGGCTACGCAGTAGGCGATGTAATCACTATGGGCACAACAAGCGGTACTGGCTCAGGATTAAGAGTAATCGTTGCTTCAGTTAATTCAGGTGCTGTTACTTCTGTAGCAATTCCTAACAACTTTAGAGGAACAGGATATGCTGATAACGATACAGTTACAGGAACCTTAAATAACGGCAGCGATCACGGCAGTGAAACTGATTTCACAGCAGTAGTAAAAGGAACTACTGTTAGTACTACTACAGATGGTAGTAGACTACCAACAGGTCTTTTTAAAGGAAATGGAACAGCTGCAAATACATTTAAAATTGGTGTATTAGATGGCTATAGTTTCTCACAAGGAAGTGACGCTACTGATGTAACAATCAGTGAAGCAGGTGCATCGCCAAATAGAGGCTCAAAAAGATTTAATGACTCTTTACCACCAGCAGAATGGTCTTTCGGTACTTACGTAAGACCTTATAAGCATGGTTCAAGCAGTCATAGATCAACTGACGTAATGGATATGTGTGAAAACATTTTATGGGCAGCTATTGCAGGAGCTAGTGTTACAGGAGCCAATCCATCAGGAACGGCAAGTGACCCGGCGGTTGTATGTGACGGAACAGATGCAGATGTATCTTTCGCAAGGTCAGACCACCACGAACTATTAAAAATGTCTATTTTCTTTGCATTAGAAAATACAACTTACAGACTAAATGAGTGTCAAGTAAACCAAGCAGAAATTGACTTTTCAATTGATGGTATCGCTACTATCACATGGTCAGGAAATGCTACAACTATTGACCAAGTGTCAACAGCTATAGAAGACCCTTCTAAAGCATTAATTGTAACTAGAACAAGCGCTACAGATGCTACAGATTCTACAAGTACAGCTACAGCTTATACTGAAGCATATAACTATGTAGATACAACTGCACCTAATGATGCGGATTATTTAAGAAATAAATTATCAACATTAACTTTGAGTCACGCACGAAATAGTGCTAATGTATTAGAAGTTGGCGGTTCAGGTTCTGCTATTACTTATGATATAAATATTACAGGCGGTTCACTAACTATTGCTAATAATATTACTTATGTAACGCCAGAAACTTTAGGTCTTGTGGATGTACCAGTAGGTTCTTTTACAGGTGCTAGACAAATTACTGGCTCTTTAACAATGTATCTAGATACTAAATCAAATGGTTCTAACCAGTTATTATCTGACTTAACAGCAGCTACTGACTTAGTTAACAACGAATTTGACATGAGTCTATTTATGGGCGGTGGTTCTTCTTCAGTTCCAGTAGTTGAATTTGACTTACCAAAAGCTCACTTACAGATACCTACTATTGAAACAGCAGATATTATATCAACAACTGTTGAATTTGCTGCTCAAGGTACAGACCTGTTAACAGGGGATGAAATGACAGTTAAATATAAAGGTTCAACTACTCATTCAGACTCTACTTATGCAACAGACTATACTGTATAACAATGACAGCGTACAATCTACTTCGAGAAAGTAGTGTACACATCGTACACAATGGGAGTCGTTATTTAATTAAAACGACTCCTGAGGTGTCGTTCTCACAGACATTTGCGGAAGATGCATATGAAGTTAAGACTTTGCACGATCAGACAAAAATGTTTTTAGGAACGAGCGTAACCAAAGCAAATCCTGCTGATTTCAGTTTTCAGGTCGCCCTTACAAGAGAAAAGGACGAAAGCATTGTAAAAAGTCTTTTAACCGATTATGATACAAGTAGCGGGGAACAATTGTTAAAATCATTTGATCTCTACTTCATTACAGATGAAAGCACCTTCAAGTTAGAGGGTTGTTTAATTACTAATGGAGACTTTGTAATGGATAGGACAAGACCACTTACATTAAGTGTGAGTGGAAATGCTAAAAAGCTGGAAAGAGTGGGGAATGCTTCTTATAGCCTTCCTGGTACCTTGCAATCTGCAAGTGCCACAAGAACTCCCGTCAAAGCC